ACCAGATACAGGACGTTCGCGTAGTCCGCGTTGCGGTCGAAAAACGCGGCCCGGCTCACATTATGAAACGTGGTCCGCATGTCCATGGCGACGTAGGTTTCGGGCCGCCAGCGGTGTCCGCCGTGGTCCACAAAGCCCGTAATGCCGTTGGCAATCATCTTTCGTGTCGCCTCTCGCAGCGCCATGTTGAAGCTCTCGACGCCGCTGGCCACCTCTCCCGCTGCCGCGTCCACGATGGTCTGCGCCCGCTGCATACGGTTCACGATGTCCGCCACCGTCTCCCGGTAGGCGTCCTGCGTCGATTCCAGCATCACCGTGTTCACCAGGTTCAGCTTGTCCGCGCTCTGCTCATAATACTGTTCAAACGCCGCCGTCGCTCGCGGGCTGATCTCCGGCGGCATCTCCTCTCCCAGCAGCCCCGCCTCGGCAGCCTTCCTCAACTCGGGCTCCACGTCCTCCAGCGCCTCCACGATGGCCGCCTCCAGGCAGTCCGCCAGCGCCGGGTCCGCACCGTCCAGCATGGCCTTGATGATCTCCACGCTCTCCCGCGTCAGCTGCCCCATCTCCAGCAATTTCTTTGCCTGATACTCAAACGCCCCGCCGAGCTCCTCGCCGGGTTTCAGGAACATGAAATGCCGCGCCAGGTTGATCAGCAGCCGGTCGTGGCAGGCCTCATACACCCGGCCCATCTCGTCGCCCAGCACGTCCAGGAAGTCAGGGTTTGCCATGTCCAATCACCGTCCCCCCAAGCCTTCCCCTTCAGGGGAAGGTGGCACGGCGAAGCCGTGACGGAAGAGGTCGTTCCCCCTCAATTCACGCCCCGCCCCCATACAGCCTTACCTGCTCCTCGCTCACTGTCTGCTGGTGTTCGTCCCGGATTCGCTGCAGCTCCTCGGCGGCCTCCTTGTCGGTCAGCCCCTGCCCGAACTTCTTGTCCGTCAGGAACTTGTACTTCGACAGCAGCCCCGCGCCCACCAGCATCACGCCTTCATTGAGGTTCGTTTGCCGGTCCTGCGTCACGCCGTCGTCGAACGTGACCTTGACCTCCCAGCCGCCAGCGGCCAGACTCTCAACGCTCTGCCCTTCCCACTCCATGCCGTACAAGATCGCCACGTCGATGATGTTCCGCACCATGTGCTCCAGCATCGGCCGCAGCTGGTTCTGTACCGTCCGCACGGTCTTATAGGTCTTGCTGTTCTCGCTGACCACCTCCGTCGCGGTCTTGATACCTCCCTGGTGCTCATCAAACGAGAACGTGTTCGCCGAGAATCCGATCTGCAGGCACAGTATCGACAGCAGCGCGTTCAGCGCCGCCACGTGCTCCTCGACCCGCAGCTCCACGGAGATGTCATGCACCCCCGCCGTGCCGTCGTCGTCGGCCACGCCCACATAGGTTTCATCGTTCGGGTCGAAGTACCGCACCTGACGCCCGGTCTGAGGATCCGTCACCATCCGAAGGAACCGCGCCGGCACGATGATCTTTTTCCTCCCCAACCGGAACTCCGTCACGAACGAATCATAGCAGATGTCAATCGCGTGCAGCGTCTCCAGCGCGTTGGCGTAGATACTCACACCCAGCGGACTGTTGTCGTCGATGTTGTTCGCGATCGGCGTCCGGAAGTAGCTGAACAGGCTCTCCTCAACGGGGACCACCGTCTCAGGCTCCAGCCCCGGAAACATCTCCTGCAACTCCGCCGTCGGGCAGCGGATGCCCAGGATGTCCTGGTTCATCCCCGCCCGCGCCCCGCGCTGCATCTCGGACTTATACAGCTCATTGGTGATGACGTAGGTCTCGCCGTTCCACCGATGCCACTCCAGCCGGGTATAATACCAGCCCTTCCGCGCCCGCCGGGAGATAAACACGCCCTCAGTCACCAGCGCATTGTCCCACGCCAGCGGCACAAACTGGTCCGCCATGCAATAGCCCAGCCGGATCACCCGCGCCGGTTCGCCGTTTTCACTGTCAACCACCCCGCGCCGGTCTGGCTCGGCCCAAACCTTGATCGTTGCGCCGCCGAGTGCAAGCCCCTGCTCGATCAGCTCTTGCAGCTTCTCGCTGAATGCGTTCCGCCGCAGCACGTCCTCCACGAACCCCTTCAACGGGTCCGGGTTAGTGACGACCCCGTCCTCGTTCCTCTGCTCCACCCAGCCGTTGGTGCTGACGGAGAACTGCGCCTCCTCGCCCCACACCAGCGAGGCCAGCTCCGCGCTCACGGCCTTCGCCGTGTTCAGCCGGAACAGCTGCCGCGTCTGCCCCGGCTTCGCGCCCACGGCCACCACCGGCACCAGGTGCCAGTCCTTGTAATAGCCCCGGTACAGCGCCTTCCACACGAAAATGCCAAAATAGTAAAACTGGTTGAACGCCGGCACGTCGCCCAGCTCGAATATGTCCTTGAACTCGCGGGCGATGCCCGTCGCCGTCGCCGTCCTCTGCATCAGCCCTCGCCCCCAGCTCTTGATTTTGTCCCATACATTCAACGGCTTCACCGCCTTTACGCCGCTCACGCGGCAAACCTCCACCCGTCGATCAGCGCCGGAATCTCCGGCTCGAAGCTGTACTCCATCGCGTCCAGGCTGTCAATATTCGTCGTCCCGTCGTCCAGCCGCACGTCCTCGGTGACGTGTTTGCTGTCCCACAGTGCACTCTTCAGCGCGTCGATGGTCTCCACGCAATTCCGCGCCACGAAAAAGCGCCCCGCCCCCATGAGGATGCAGGTCGCCCTTATCCTGTCGTTGATCGGCCGTTTCAGGCTGTTCCCGATGTTCAGCCCCAGCACCGCCGAGGCCGCAGCAGCCCGCAGCCCGTTGATTAAGGTCTGCTCCGCGCTGTCGCACCAGCAGTCCGTCACCAGCCACCGCGCCTGGCACCGACGCACGAAGTCCACGAAATCCCGCGCCAGCTTCTCCGGCGTCAACGCGGCTTTCTCGTGGTACTCGTCAAGCACCACCAGTCTCCCCCGCACGGTAAACCCCATGCAGCAGAAGGCGTGGGCACTGGTGCCGCCGCCGAAGTCCACCCCGATCACGGCGTTGCGCACCGCGTCCCCCTCAGGCAGGTCGTCCAGGATAAACCGCTCCGGATCGTCGGCGAACTGCCGATAGACCACGCCCTCAGCGGCCACCCACTGCCCGAGGATGAAACGGTTATAATAGACCGTCCCGGCGTACTCCTTGCACAGGTTGTCCACGAACTCCTTCGGCAAAAACGGATTGTCGAAGATCGTCGAAGGCTGATAATAAATATCTGCGTCGCTGTCCAGGAACTTCTTGAACCAGTGCTGGGGCGCGTCCGGGTTGCCCGTGCCGTCGAAGTGGCTATGTGGACACCTCAGGCGGCTCTTGAGCATCTGGAACACCGCCTCCGCCCAGGTCGGCACCTCGTCGCCGTAGGCGTATTCGATGGTCATGCCCTGAATCCGGGCGACGTGCTTCTTGTTGTCCGCGCCCATGACATAGACCTTCCGGCCGAACAGCTTCGCCGAGTTGTCACTGCTGTTGATCGTCCCCACCAGCTGCTCGCCCCAGATGTCCCGCATCGGCTCCAATATGTTGCGGTTGGCCGTGCCCTGGGTGTTGCCCAGGATCACCGCCGCGCCCTCGCTCCGTAGGGCCAGCAAGCGCTGGGGAATCACCACCGCGTAATCCAGCCAGGTCTTTCCGCTGCCAGTCGCCCCGGTCTTCACGTTCCAGCGCCGGGAGCAGTTGTCCAGGAACTCCTGCTGTTTACTCGATAACACTCTTGATCCCCCCGAGAATCTCCCGCGCCCGATCCAGCGCCTCCCCGGAGACCTCGGCCTCCACCTTCTCCCGCCAGGCCTCCGGCTTGCGATTTGCCAACCAGAATTTCTGCGCGTTCACGTTCGCCGGCACGTGCACCTCGTCATAGCCCACGGCCAGCTCTTCGGCCTCGCACCGCCGCCCCATGTCGTCGAAGTACGTCCGCTTGACCTTGAAGGTCTTCTGCACCGGCACCGTATAGCCTAGCGCCAGCTTGTGCAGCGCGTTCTCCACCTCGACGTCCACGGGCTCCTTCCCGCGCGCTAAAGCGTCCGATATGTCCGAATAAGACACCTTCCAGGCGCTCAACGTTGAACGACTTATGCCGATCTTTCTGGCAATCTGCTCATCGCTCAGCCCGTCCCGGGCCCAGGCCGTCAGCAGCATCAGGCCGTCGGGCGTCAGCCATTTCTGAAACTTGCCCGTCGCCATGCCGCCGCCTCCCTCCGGGCACTGTCAATCTGGTAATCTTCACGGCACCCACCACCGCGGAGGAGCGGGTACCTGTCCCCGCCGGGCCTCGCACCATGAAACGGGCCCTGTCCCGCGCAGCAAAGCGCGTCACCCAAACGCAAAGCGGACACGATCCTGTCTCGTGCCCGCTTCGGTCAGCTTACAGTATACCACAGATGAATACTGACATTCAATGGTCAAATGTCTCCAACAGCTTCATCACCTTCAGCCCGTCGCACTGGATGATGTGATCGCAGATGGTCTGTTCCTCTGCTTTGGTTGGCTTGAAATATTGGCAGCACAAAATCGTCAAGTTTTGAATGCACCTATCCACGTTGTCGGCTTGTATCTCAAACCCATACACGCTTTCCAGTGCAACGGTGTAATCCCGCCGACGTTTACACCTGTCGAACTTTCGCCGCAATATCTCCGCCACAAACGCCCCATCGCCGCAGGCCGGCTCCAGGAAGGTCCGCTCCAGCTCGAAGCACCCCGGCGACTCCTCCTCCAACATGTCGCACATCTCCCTCACGGTCTTCACCGGCGTGAACACCTCGCCAAACTTCTTCACCCGCTCAGCCTTGCTCAGCTTCACGCTGAATCACCTCCTCCGGCACCTTCACCTTCAGTAGCGCCCGCCCGTGCAGCCGAAAGACCTGCCTCTCATCCAGACTCACCCTCTCCGCCACCTGCGACCATTTGTAGCCGTCGATGTAATAAAGCTCCAGCACCTCGGCCTCTCTCGGCTCCTCCACGCTTCTGATCGCATCAATCGCCGCCAGCTTCCACCGCACCAGCTCACGCGTCCGCTGGTTCACGGCCTGCTCCAGCTCGATCAGCTTGTCCGCGGTCTCGGTCCAGTCTGCGCTGCCGCCCCGGGGCATCCCATTCAGGTTAGACTGCCGCCCGCTCTCCA